CTTGAAGTAGAAGAATACCTAGAAGAACTAGAAGATATTGAGATAGAAGAAATTGAATTAATAGAGATACCTGAAGATATAATTATAATTATAGAGGAACAAATAGAAGAGGAAATAATAGAAGATGAGTCTGACAAAGAGATACTACGAGATGACATTGATACAGAAGATACAATTCAAGCAGAGGAAATTTTGGTTGAGCCAGTACAGGAAATTGAAGAGGAAGATACAGGCAGAGGATTCTTTAAAACAGAAGAAGTTATTGAACTGACAGAGGAAGAACTGCAAGAAGAAGTTGCAGAGATAGAAGAAGCTATTGAAGAGATTATCGTTGTAGATATTCCTGAAGTAACTGAAGAAGAACTAGAAGAATACACAGAAGAGGAGTTAGTAGAGTATGAAGAAGCAAAAGAAGAAGCTATACAAGAGTTTGTACAAGAACTTGAAACCGAAGAAGTAATAGAAGTTATTGAGGAAGTTAATGACATAGGTGTACAAAACCTAGAACAAGTATCAGTAGAGGTACAAGAGATAGTCCAGGCAGTAGTTGAAGAAGCTATTGAGGAGATAGAAGAACTTACAGAAGAGCAAGTAGAAGTTGTTGCTGAAGTGTTGCAAGTAGAAACAGAAGATGTTGAGATAATAGCTGAAGCTGTCAAAGAAGATGAAGCTGTTGCAGAAGCTGTAGAAGAATATGTAGAACGTGCAGTAGAGAACGCTGACGTAGAAAATTACAACCTTGCTGACGTAGTAACAGAAGTACAAACAGAAGAGTTTCTTGCAGATCCTATTGGTGTATTTACAGATATAGATATAGCTGCAATAGATCTAACAGAATTAGGTGACACAATGACTTCTACACAAAAAGATAAAGCACAAGAAGTTGTTGTACCAGTGATCATAGCTTCGCAAATTATAGCAAGTGTGCAAGTCGTACCAGTTAGAATAAGACGTAGAGTATGAAGTATATAAAAAAATTATTTAACTGGATAAAAGAAATACTTAAAGAGACTATAGCGCAAACGTTTACTCTTTTAGGTTTTTTTATAGCATGGCTTACTTTGACTGGAACAGCTAAAGACATTGTTGGTATTGCTATAATATTAAGTACAATCTTATGGTTATTGACTATAGGATTACGTAGAGATAGTGATGACAACTTATCACAGAAAGCGAGTAGGTAATGCCTTACACAAAAGCAGGGAAGAAAAAAAGATATTCTTCTAAACGTAAGAAAAAAATGACTAGATAGTCATGTCTATTAATTATAGAGGAGAAAAGTTTTCTGGTTATAATAAACCTAAGAGAACGCCTGGACATAAAACTAAATCACATGCTGTTCTTGCAAAAAGCGGTGATCAAGTTAAGTTAATTCGATTCGGACAGAAGGGAGTTAGCGGTGCAGGTAAAAAACAAGACGCAAAGTCTAAAGCAAGACGTAAGTCTTTTAAGGCAAGGCATGCTAAGAACATAGCAAAAGGTAAAATGTCTGCAGCTTATTGGGCTAACAAAACTAAATGGTAGGAAAGAATGGCAAAAAAACAAAAACCAATCTGGGATAAACCAAGACCAAAAGGTTTAGGCAAATCAAAGAAGCTAACACCTGCGCAAAAAGCAAAGGCAAAAGCTAGAGCTAAAGCTAATGGTCGTAAATATCCTAATATGGTGGACAACATGTGGGCAGCTAGCAGGTAGGATCATACGAAAGTATCTTGTCCTAAATGTGACAAACCAATGGAAGTACAGTTAAGTAATTATACTTTAAACTGTACAAATCGTGAATGCAAAGACTATAATAAGAACAAGTAAACAGGGAGAATAATGAAAATACAAGTTGTTCGTACACAGTTTGGCATAGACGCTACTAATGGTCTTATGTATATTGACGGTAAGTTTGAGTGTTACACACTTGAAGATCAATATCAAGCTGTAAAAGTAATGCACGAAACCTGCATACCAGAAGGTACATACGATATAAAGTTTAGAAAAGTAGGTGGATTTCATCAGAAATACAGTGCAAGATATAAGAATGCACACTACGGAATGTTAGAACTACAATCCGTGCCTGGATTTTCGTACATACTTATACACTCTGGGAATACAGACGAGCATACAAGCGGTTGTATTCTTACAGGAAATACACAACAAGATTTAGATCTAGGTAAAGACGGTATGATAGGACAGTCACGCATAGCGTATCAAAATATGTATAAGAAAGCTGCAGCAGTTTTGTTGCAAGGTAAACCAGTTACATTAGAAGTAAGTAAAATAAATTTAGATGGTGCCGCCGCACCAGAACAAAGTTCCGATAGTAAAACGTTAAATTCTATTCACGAAAAAGTGACACGAATCGACGCTAAACTACAAGGAAGACCGATAATATAGACTGGAGATAGTATGAGTGATGAACTCAAAACGCTTATCGAAAAAGTTGTATGGACATTCATTGAAGCATTTGGTAGTGCTTTACTTGTAGGTCCTGCACTTGACTTAGATATTACAATGATCCAAGCTGCAGCAATTGCAGGTGGTGGATCAGTAGTAGTAGTACTAAAAGAGTATGCAAAAAAACAACTCGCAGGTAAGTAAACTTACAGAAACCCAACAGGACGTAGCACACAATAATACCAAAGGAGGTGTTACGCACCCTAATGGTTGGGAACCTGGTGTAAAGTTTGATTATAAAACTAAAACTGGAACCATAACATCAAGAGCTACTGATAGTTCTACCCCAGAATTTGACAAGTTATTAGAAGAATGGGGATTTGATCCTAAGAAATATGCAATAGTCAACGATACATTAAGAGTATCTACGTGGGATATGAACGTAGGTAAGGGAGAAATACATCAAGCATGGGCATACAAAGCACAGATAGTTGCAACTGAAGCCACACTTGACACAGAAGATTACACACGCATAGTTAAATGGATTCAAACATACAAGCGTAAAGCTAAACCTAAAGTAACAAAACCTAAAGCTAGTTTTTTTGTTGCAGTATCTGATTTACAGTTAGGCAAACGTGATGGCGGTGGCACTGAAGCCATAGTCAATAGATTTTTAGAAAAGATAGATACAGTACGTGATCGTTATAACTTCTTACGTGCAGCAGGAGTGCAGCTAGATCAATTAACAATAGTAGGACTCGGTGATATCGTCGAGGGCTGCGTAGGATTCTATCCACAAGCAATGGGACCTAACGGAGTCGAATTAGATTATCGAAATCAAATGAAGTTAGCAAGAAGATTAATTGCTAAAGCTATAGTTGAATGGTCTAAAGATTTTAATATAGTAGTTGTCGGTGCAGTACCAGGTAATCACGGAGAGAAACGTACTACAAAAGGAATAGCACCAACAGGTGGTATGGATAACTATGACATAGAAGTTTTTGAACAAATAGGAGAAATTTTTGCAGACAAACCACAATACAATCATGTTAAGTTTGTTATACCTGATGAACCACACCTATCACTTAACGTATGTGGTACAAACATGAGCTTTACACATGGACATCTTGCAGGTTATAGCGGCACAGTAGAAAATAAACTTATGAACTGGTGGAAGAATCAAACATTTGGTGGCTTCCATGCAGGATCCTCTTCTATCTTAGTAACAGGACATTACCATCATTTTAGACAAGTTCATGATCCACGTACCTGGATCCAAGTACCTAGCTTAGATGAGAGTACATACTTTGAACAGCAAGCAGGTAAGAAAACCAGGCAAGGTGTAGTGACTATGGTTGTAGATAAAAATGGTCACAATAATTTAGAAATAGTATAAAGCAAAGCGGACTCACAGGTCCGCTTTATTGCTTGTGGAAGGAGTTGTCGTACGTTATGACACGTAAGATAACTATTTACACAGATTACACCATGCTATAATTGTTGTCAAGTCACTTCATTGGTCAGAGGTTTCCTCCTTTACTCTGATCCTTGACACCAGGTCATTACTTTGATCTGGTGTTTTCTTATAAAATCTTTACGATTCTGGATTTATGCTATATAATTAATAGTGGGAGGTAGTAATGACTGCAATTAATACTACGTTTGATGATAACTTTATGTTGTCTGAATTAAAGCAATCAGTTGGTGAAACTGGTAGAGGATTTGTTGTTATATACAAACAAAATCCTAAATATGTAGACAGCATTAGTGAGTTAAGAGATTGGTTACAAAAAAATGGATTATATATACATTCTTTTGACAACTATAACAATGTAATTCACTACGTATTTGTACGTTCAGAACGTGGCGGCGATTAGTTTATGAATCTATTTACAAGTAAAAAGGAGATGAAGAAGTGGGCGGTAGCTATGGCTAACGCATGCGGTGGACAAGAAGTGTCACAGACATCTATTAAATTAAATAATATAAATCCTACAAAGGTAGCGTCACTAACAGAAAAGTTTGTTACTGACTATAACGAGATGATGTATTCATCTATGGCACTAGATGATAAGGAAGAAGAAGAATGAGCGCACCTGATCCAATGGACAGAGATGTAAAAGTAATGTTTACTGATCACAGTACACGTGATTATATAATTACTGCAAGCAATGTAAAAGTAGCAGAAGAAGTATTTGATACAATATTTAATCACATGGAACAAAGCATTACTGATTTACTTAAACAATATAATGTTGGTAAAAAGACAAAAGTGTGGGTAGAATACCACATAGATAAAGTTCAAGATGTGAATGAGGAGGAGAACGACTAATGGCATGGCAAGATGAGTACGATCAAGTAGAAGATAGACTTAAAAAGTTTTGGAAGGACAATCCTAACGGTAGAATTGATACAAAAATTATACACGTTAGTGAAGATTTTAAAAATGCAATACACAGATGTGAAGTATATAAAGATATTGCAGACGAATTTCCTATAGCAACAGGCATAGCACAAGACCAACATGGTCCAGTAGGTGCAAACAAAACTTCCTGGATAGAGAATGGTGAGACATCAGCTATAGGTAGAGCTTTAGCAAACTGGACGTACGCAGCAAAGAAGAGACCATCAGTCACAGAAATGCAGAAGGTGGAGAACTTGTCCCCGTCACAAGGAAAACAAGTTACCAAGAGTGCAGCTAAAACTGGCAACAGCAATAGCTATACTCCTCCACCATCTGTACAAGAAAAGATTAAAGATGTACCGACTGGTCCAGTAGAAAATACACAAGCAGCATTAGAAGAGATTGGTGTAGTGGTTGAAGAAAAAGTTGTAGTAACTAATGGCACAATAGATCCTAAATGTTTAAGCTGCAGTAGTGATCTATGGGACAACAGGGTAGATAAAGCAAGCGGTAAAATTAAAAATACGTATCCTGATTGGAAGTGTAAGAACAAAGAATGTGACAATGGTAATCCACGTATTTATTATATGGAATCATTTAACGCAGCTAAACAAGCACCAGAAGAATGGTTTATGCCTGCCTTACCTAAAGCAAAAGCTATAAAGGACATAGGCAAAGACGAAGCACCATTCTAGTGATTCATATAAAAATAATACTTGATACTGCAGGTACATTTCAAGATGTAGAGATAGTAGAAAAGCCGACACATATTGATTTAGAAATAACAGAAGAAATTAGGGAGGACGAAAACTGGTATGAAGAAGATTAAAAAAAATGATCCTGTTAATCCATTTGATGGACCAGGTGTCAAAGTAAATTCAGAAGAATTTAAAAACATGGTTATGGGTGTAATGTTAAATAAACATTTAGATCCTGATGAAGACTTTGATCTTACCAAGTGACATATAGACCTTTACCTGATTACCTTACAATTAAACCAAGCAAGATAGAAGGCATAGGTTTATACACATTAGTAGATATAGACAAAGGTATCTGCTTAGGTGTATCGCATATACGCATTGATAAAAACATATATCCACATGTTGATGAGTATGTGCGTACACCGTTAGGTGGTTTTATTAATCACAGTGCAGAACCTAATATAAAAAAAATTAAAGACAGAAATACATTTTTATTATATACTATACAAAAAGTACCAATGGGCAGTGAATTGACATTGCAATACGAATGGTATGAAGTAGGAGGAGATAACAATGACAATGAGAGATGATATATTGCAGCTACTTGATGATGACAAGTGGCATTGTGCAACAGAACTTATAGAGTTTGGTTGGTCAGCACGCAATAGAATATCAGAGATACGTGCAGATCATGGTGAAGATTACATCTTAGGTCAAAAATGCAACATGCACAGTCACAGAGGTGGTGTAAGCATGTACAAGTTAAACGATCAAAATAAAAAACAACAGTTGTTGAATAGACTTGAAGATCAAATTCAGCTACAGTTATAGTAATGAAAGAAGTATTACAGAGTCAAGGCGCACGTAACGTCTGGAATATGATGGACGAATGTAATGGTTTTCTTGAAGCTATTACATACTGTATAGAAGAAGATGAATCAAAAAAGATAGATTTTTTTCCATACGATAGTGCTAGTGAATCTAATCTAGTACAGACAATACTTAAAATAGATCCTTCATTTCCTACTGATCCTGGACCACACTATGGTGGGGTTAGAGTCGGTATCGTTACTAACAAAGGAGTCGGCGAACTTGAAGTCGTGCATGATATGTATGATTACTTCAGTTACTCTTTTATCACACGTGGAACACAAATAGATTATGGTAGGTTGCCGCGTGGAGATATGATTGATTACATTAAAGCTGTAGCTAAAGTTCTTAATAGTTCTAAAGCATTGAAAGGTACAAAATTATTTAAGAAAGAAGACTGATGTCAAAACAAAAACAACAGGGAACAAAGCTAGAGACATTTGTAGCAAAAATGTTAAATGGATCTAGGAT